TAGAAAAAATGCTGAGGGCGAATGGTGGGATATTTATGAACTAGATCAAGGAGACACTATTGAACTAAAAGTTAGAGGAGGAGGAGGTACAGACTTTAATCCTCCCTTTAACTTGTTCAACGACTTCTCAGATGATGTTCAAGATGTTCAAGCATTTATATATTTTACCGATGGGTGGGGTGAGGTAAGTGCTGATGTTGAGCCTAGTGTGCCTGTAGTTTGGTGTGTTACTGAGGAAAGCTATTATTCCGAAAGATTACCTTTTGGTGAAATAGTTTATGTCGACACATCAAGTCTCTATTAGTATGAAATGGCAGTTTTGGGGGGTTACTCAGGTATGGGTGACCCCTTAAAAACTCCTTAGAACGCATTACAGGAGGTCGAATTTTCAAAAACTGATCGGAAAATGTGTATTTTCCCTGATGATGACCCAAAAGGGTCGAAATCAGTTTTATTAATTATTACTTAAAAATGGAGGAAACTTATGAGTAATAAACACGATATGAAACTAATGGATAACGAGGTGAATAACTTGAGGAATCAAGTATTTTATCTTAATGGTCTATTAGACAAAATAACTGAATGGCTAGAGCAAGAAGAATCTGGATCACAGGAAGTTATAGACGAATATGAAGGTGGTTTAAGACCTAAATGCACAGATGGGTCAGACGACATATTTGAAGGTAGGGTTGAGTCTGCTAATGCTTTGCTTGAACAAATTAAAAAATGGGAGAGTGAAGATGAGTAGAGAATTATTAGGAAAGACTGTTGAAGGGTTGATAGAGGTTTGCAATGACATCTATAGACACATTGATAGGTCAACTAGGGAGGAAATATCTGAGGTTGATTTTGAATTGGTTAAAACTTTTAATCAATTAGTAGAAATTAACCAAAGAAATTTAGATGTTCTTTATCCTGATAGGCAAAAGTCTAAACCAAGATTTTTGTCCTTTCGCAATGTCCACAATGACATTGAGGAGGTGTCTAATGGATAAAATCCATCAATGGGTTCATAATAATCCTATCAAGTATCACTTATACACAAAAGTTCCTTTATTTATATTGGTTCTTTTATATATGATCTTGTTATAAACAAAATTAAGGCGGTAGCTACTTAGGTAGTTACCGCCTTTTTTTTTGGTCTAAATTTTACAGCCTACTGCGGTGTTTTATCCTGCTGTAAATAAAATATTTACCAGTCATATATATTTCAGGGCTTTGGGCTTGGGGGTGCTTTAAAAAATATTATTGACTGGGCTGGGGAAATTCTAAAACCACAACATCTTGTGGTTCAAAAAAATTTAGACACAATATATTGTGATTTTACTTGCGTAATGCTAGCGAATGGTGTTACAGTTCATATAACCTTCATAGGTTATCCTCCAATCTATTTATAGATAGTTAGTTAGATAGATGCGAAGTCCTTACTTTTGGAGTTTCCCCAGTAGGTGAGGCAGTTTAAGGCGATTCTTCGGAGTCGCCTTTTTTTTGGTTCAAAAAAATTCTTTAGTGATAGTCCAGATGTTCCATGTGAAACATGATAAACCTACTGCTGTATTATTAGTCCAGATCAGAGCTATTAAAAACGCCTCAAAACACAGCAATAGGCGTTACAACCCTTTGTTTATAATATACCAGTAAATATTTAGTAAAAGCTCCAGGCTTGATCCAGGCGTGGGGGACAAAAACAAACACCAACTTAGAATAAATAGACGAAGGTTAGGCTTTCCTTTTGCAAGCATTTTGATATAAAATATAAGTCATCTTAATAGGAAAATTTATGTTTGCTGTAATAAGACACACTTTTGAAATGATAAACCCAGAACCAGATAATCCTAAGAGCTACAAGATACATTCTGACTGGAAGCATTATGTTTGGTTGTTTGAAGAAGAAGTAGATGCTATGGCTTTTGCTATCACTTTACTAGATTCTCCGCTACTACAAGCTAATGAACATTATTTAGACCACGCTATAGAAAGTCTTGAAACTAATAGATTTTGGCAGACTGGTCGTGAAAGTGTCGCCGTTGCAGAGGTCGTAGATAGTCCAGAAATAATATATGGAGACCCAAGAAATGAAAGAGGAAAAGACAATATTCATTAGATGTTCAGAACAAACTAAAGAATTATTAAAAGCTATAAAGACATCTGAGAACAGATCAGAGAACGCACAAGTTATCCACATGATACATAAAGAAGCAGAGAGGCTTGGTATTTCTTTAGAAAGTAATGTTCGCAGAGAAAAAACAGAAGAACAAGTAAGCCATGAAGGTAAGATTTTTGGTTATGATGCCAATGGTTCACCTGTTGAGGCATCTGTTGAGTTAGAAAACAAAGAGGAACTTAAATCGGGTTTAGAAGCGCTTGCTGAAACAAGGAAGCGGGGGAATCTTGACTAACATAGTAGTAACCGAGTAAAGACTCAGCGCATCTTTGTACTATTTTCACATCAACTTCGCTAATACTCTTTGGCGAATCAGACATTAATACCCAAAATCTGGATTCAATTTTACTACCGCAATCTTCCCTAATGTGTCTTTGAACTTTGATTAAAATACAGCTTTTAGGGATCGGTGCTAAATAATATTTACCAGTAGATAATCTTTCTCCGAAAGAAGGGTTCGAGATATGCAAACCTTTGACTACCATAGATAAATACCTGTCGCAAACATTGTGTTGTCTGTCGTCTAGGTAATCTTCTGTATAGAGAACATCAATAAGGTGTTGGTCAAAGACTATTGCTCGACCAACATTACTCTTTTCAAACTTTGCTATGCCTACGCTATGCTTAGAATGAAGATAGGGATTCCCCACATCGTTGACGTGAATTTTAGAACTCCCAATCGAAGTCGTCTTGGACTTCTTCTGCTTCTTCATATCTTCCGTTTAAAGGATTAAATGTTAATGAGGTACTGCCAACTTGTGCTTGCCAACCCCACCTCGCTTTCCAACAGTGGACTTCTACATTACTTTCTCCTCGATAAACTGTCAAGCCTAGATCAGCCTTACTGAACCAAGCCATAGACTTAGCTATGTCAACTCCTGTAACAACTGATTTCTTTCCGCGCTCGGCAGGCTTTGTGGGGTGTGCAACAAAGAAGCACAATACATCATGTTGTTTGCAGAATAATTGCACTTTGGTCAACATATCTGAAACCATATCTGACTCTAATCCTTTGTAGTCGCTGTGAATAAAATTGAATGGGTCAATCACTATTATCCTTACTCCATAACGCATAACTGCGCTAGCATTTTTATCCAGTATTGCTTCTATTGTTGGCATACCAGAATCAGAATAGTCTTGAAACAGTATGTGTTCCTTAATCCAGTCTTGTGAGTAATCCTTTTCCTCTTGGCTCATTCTTGGATTATCTCCTTCAAAGAAAGGTTTGCCTGTAAGAACTTGCGACAACTGAACTGCATGAAGTGAAGGGGGTTTCTCGAAAGAGCAGTAACAAGTTTTCCAACCATAAGTCTTGCCTACATTTACTATTAACTGGTCTATGAAAGCCGATTTACCATCGCCTGGATAACCTGTAACAATATTTAGATAACCCGTCTGTAGCGTGAACAAGCCGTCAACTGACTGTATTCCTGTGGAAACTCCCTTTGGTTTGCCCAACTCATATAAGGATTGAAACTCGTCTGCATAATGTTCAATGCTATTCAATCCATGTAAAGGTATTGGTTCTGCGCTGAGAACTTGCTTTCTAACTGTCTCGGCATCTGAGTTTAGCAATAGATCATTTGCATCTTTGTTACCTTTATAATCTACCCTGTAACACCTTGCTTTGTTCAATCTCCTAGATAATTCATCTGCTAGCACATCGCCAGCAGTATCACTATCCGTTGCTAAAATTATCCTTTCTACATTTTCAAACTTATCTCGTTCTTCCCACACATACTTGAATCTTCCGTCCTCACTGGGGTCAACTTTTGAGTCTGTAATCTTAGAAGGTGCGCCATTCGGTACACTATATACATCTATGTTGTAGTCCTTAAATGCCTCTTTTATAGCTAAACAGTCCAACTCCCCTTCTGTTATTACTATAGTGTCATTAATGGTTTCTAAACTATCATCGTAAACCTGTCTGCCCCATAACTTAGTGGCATTGTTTTCCCACCAAAAATCCTTACTTCCATTTGCCGATCTATACTTGACTGCTTCGTATTCATCGGAAGAACCCTCCAGAGGGAAGGTAAAACCTATGACTGGTTTATTATTTTTATCTAGCGTCAAACATCCTGCTCGTTCAGCAACTTCTAAACTTATTCCTCTGTTTAACAACCATTCTTCTGATTTGCTAGATGTGCTTTTATTTTCTATCTTGACTGGCTTTTTAGGGGTAGTGCCATTCCCTTGCGTAATTTTCTTCATTGGTATTATTTTTCTCCCAGTATTTATCATTCCGTCAACTCCGCAATGATGACAAAAGTAAACAATCTTATCTCCGTCTATATTTACAGACAGAGGTTTATCTCTTTTATGCTTACTTCTGGTGTGTTGACAAACAGGGCAAGCCAACTTGTGTTGTCCGTGTCTATTTGCTTTGTTAGATATTTCTGAATAGATCGTTGTATCTACATCAGACCAATTTTTTTTATTTTCTTGACTTAACATTGCTATCCTCCTAAGATAGATGTATATACTTACTAATAAGTAAATACTTATTATTTAAAAACTTAGTAAGTACCTACTATATAGTATCTACTTACCTACTTTTTCCCTGACAAAGAATTTATCAATGACTCTTGCTATGTCATTGGCTATTTTTTTTCTTGAAATTATGGGGAAATCGACCAATTCTTTTATGCTGTGAGATATAGCGCTTCCGTCTATTTTATTTCTCTTGCATAAATCTAAAAAGTCTTGGGAGTTAAAATAAATAAGTGCCTCATCTGAGAGATCGGGGTTCTTTGAAGCAACATCTCTAACGGCTTGCTTCACCACTAATCCATCCAACTTAATCATCTCTCCTTCCATAGAAAAGATAATAAATCATTTCTTGCACATTATCAACACATCATTTATACTTGATGAACACATCATTTAATATATACGGAGAAAGATATATGAAATATACCTCATGGTCAGTTTTGCTAGCCGAAGCCAACCTTACAACTTTATCACAAAACTAGGAGAATTTATATAATGGAGTTTGAAATTACGAAGGGCATACCCTTACCTAAAGGAAGGGGTAAGCCTAGAAAATATGACATACCATTAGATACGATGAATGTGGGCGATCACATACATATTGGTATGGCAAAAACTAAAATAGCACAAGAAGTAAAAATCATAAGAAACTTTGTACTTAGATACAGGCACAAAAATCCGACAAAGAAGTTTACTGTAAGACAAATGGATGACGGAGTAGGGATATGGCGAATATAGTAAACTTTAATCTTTTTGGCACAACCCTATCAATAAAAAGAAAAAGCAAAATGGGCAGACCTAAAGGAAGTAAAAATGCTACCAAAAGAGAAGGAAGTAAAAATGCTACCAAAAGAGAAAGTCCGCTTAAAGCTAGAAACTTGTTGATATTAGAAGAATGGAATACTACTGGTGCTACTTATGAAGAAATCGCTACAAAGCATGGTGGAATAGCCAGAGAGCGTGTAAGACAAATTATAGACAGACTAAGATCAGAGGGAAGATACGCATTAGAAGCAAGAAGCGAGGAGAAAAGGATATTAAGGATTGATAGCAAGTATGGAGACTTTGATGCGGAAAAAGAAGTTTTAAAAAGGTATAAAGATTCAGATTATTATGATTGGAGAAATGGTCTCGCTCATTACAAGGTGGCACAAGTAAGATTAGCTGAAAAAAAACTCAGAAAAATAGGTAAGATTTTTCCTAGATCAAATAAAGCAAAGCGCCTACTGAAACTTGATTATACCCACAGATATAAATTCATTAAAGAAATGAAAGCTAAGGGTAAAACCCTCGATCAAATAGCAGAAGCGCTGAACCTAAGCACAGTAAGAGTCGCTCAACACTGTAAAGAAATGAGAGAACTTGGCTATCAATTTGAAAGAAGCGCACCGCCTAGTCTTTTAGAAGCTACATCTTTATCAGAGAAGGAAATTAAAAAAAGAAGCGAAATGATTATGGAAGGAATGAGAACAAGCAAACCAATGAGGATTATAGCTAAAGAAATAGGAATGAATGTTGCTAATGCGTATAGGCACAAATCAAAATATATCAATGAAGAAATATATGAGGATTGGTTAAGGAAACAATGAAATATACAAACAAACACAACATACCGAAAGAGATTATTAGGGCAGTAGAAAACGATAACTACTCTAAAGGAGATTCAATTAAGTCTATAACTGGATTACTCCAACCTCCACAAATATCTATATTAAGTGAGCATCATCAAGAAGAACTAACCGCAGATATATCTGAAAGGATATGGATTTTATTAGGGCAAAGTGTTCATACCATATTGGAAAGAGCCAATGAAGGAAAAGAAGATACGCTTGTAGAAGAAAGAATGTATGCCAATGTTAAGGGGTGGAAAATAAGCGGACAGACAGACAGCATTTCATTAGATGACAATACTCTTAAAGATTATAAAGTAACCAGTGCCTGGACAGTTATGAACGCATTGAAAGACGAGAAACCAGATTGGGTGCAACAATTAAATTGTTATGCGTGGCTAGCAAAACAGCAAAGTGGGAAAACTATTGACCAGTTAAATATTATTGCGATCAGCAGGGATTGGTCAAAATTCCAGTACGAAAGAAGTGGTGGTGATTACCCTCCCGCACCAGTTACAGTCATCAATATCCCTATGTGGACTGACGAAGAACAACAAAGCTTTATAGAAGAAAAGGTTTCATTTCACCAAGAAGCGGAAGCAGACTATCTCATTAATGGCACATTGCCAGAGTGTTCTGATGCTGATAGGTGGAAGAAAGAAGATACTTACAGAGTCATCAAGAAGGGTAGGAAAAGCGCATTGCGTGTCTTATCCTCTCAAGAGGAGGCTGATAAGTATATGAGTGGTCATAAGGACGAGAAAGACTTGAGTGTAGAGGTGGCTTTAGGAAAGTCTGTTCGATGCGAAAGTTATTGTCCTGTGGCTGAATTTTGTAATCAATATCAAGAGGAGAAACTTATGAATATTGAAAAAGAAGTGGGGGTGAGTAATGGCTGATAAAGAACTTACTTTCAAGGAAATATGGGACACATTACATAATGTAGATGTCTCTGAATACACCGAAGAAAAGATGAACTTAACCTATCTTTCTTGGGCGAGAGCATGGATGTTACTTATGGAACATTATCCAGAAGCAATCTATAGTTTTGTAGATTACGATGGGATTCCATACAGGACATTACCAGACGGAACAGCAGAGGTTATAACTCAAGTACAGATTGGCAATCATCTTAGAAGTATGTCGCTTCCAGTTATGGACTATAAGAACAATCCTGTTGTCAACCCAAACGCAAGACAAGTTAATGACAATAGACAAAGATGCTTGGTGAAGAACCTTGCAATGTTTGGATTAGGCATGAGTGTTTATGCAGTATGGGACGATCATCTGCCGAGTGAGGAAAAAGATGAACAACCCAAAAAGAAAAAGACTCCTTCTAAAAAGAAAGCTGAGGTTAAAGAAGAACCTAAGCCAGAAGTAAGCGAGGAAACTTTTAATGAAGCATGGGCAGATACTTTTCTTGAAGCTACTGAGAAGTTAATTGTTATGCAAGAAACCAAAGAAGAATTAACTGGTTTCTATAAAGCAAATACAGAAGCAATAGCTAGGCTGAAAACAGATTTTCCATTACATAAGGAAAAACTAGATCAGATATTTAAAGATCATGCTGAATCGCTTGAAGATAATAGCCAAGAAAATAAGGAGTAAATTATGGCATACGAAGAAAGAACGCAATCAGACGGAGCAATCTATACCAATAACTATAAACAGACTGATAAACAACCAGACTGGACAGGTAAAGTTGCTTTAACTAAGGGACTCTTAAAAGAGTTGGTAAACAAAATAAAAGAGGAGAAAGGGGATAGCGTAGAAATGCGAGTTGCCTTGTGGAATAGAACCTCTAAGAATGGTAATGAATATAAATATGCCAGGTTAGATATTCCACAACAACAACGACAACCAGAACCTAAGCCAGAACCAGAGGTGGAGCAGTTTTCTGATGACGACATTCCGTTTTAATAATCAATCCAAGAAAGAGAGCGAGATTTCTCGTTCTCTTTTTAGGAGTACGACAATGACAACAAGACCAAAACTAAAACCAAGAGTTAAAAAGTTTTACGACAGAAAACTCAAGGCTTATGAAAATAGAAAGAAAAGAGAAAAGGAGGATTAATATATGACTAGCGGTGTTTTTAAATATGATGATAGTTCCGATTATGCTACTAACTATGCAAATTGGCGGTACATGAACAACGATGAAAAGATGAATTTTGGAGAGGATGTTTATCCAGAAGAAGTTGCACAAAGAGTTTTCAATGAAATGTACGGAGCA